TGTTTTTAGTTTTCGTGTCTATCTATCTTCTTAATTTTCCTCGTTTAGAATACCTTCTAAACCCTTTACGAACTTTATTCCATAATATTGATAAAAAATCTTTTTGTCCCTTATATCTACCTGTTGTTGGGCCTGTTTTAAATCCTCTGTTTAAATCCAAAGCATCATACTTACCAGCCTTTACTCCATTCATCATTACTTTGATGACTTGTTGTGATGCTTTACCTAAAATCTTTGACATAGTGTTTATATCTTGAGCGACCATTTTCTTAGCTTCCGTAGAACTATATGCGGCGGGATAAGCGCCAAATCCACCCTGCCCAGCCGATTTAGTTTTAACTGATTTATAGTAGGTGGCGTCGTTTGTATCAGAATCGTCTGGTGTGGTCATAAATCGAAATACTTCATCGTCTTCTTCTATTGGTAATTTAGAAATAATATCAGTTTGTTTTGCTAAATCTCTTACATTATTAACAAGCTCATCTTCGACAAGAATTCCAATATCACCCCAATAATTGTATTTTACATATCCTTTAATTTGTCTGATTATTTTTTCTGTATTTTTTAAGTTTTTTAAAAAATCTCTCTTAACCTTTTCTCTTTTTGGATTCTTTCTTTCTTCTACTGGCTTTTTACCCACAACATATTCAACCTTTTTCATTTGGTCGTGCGTTTTATCCAACATATCACCTGGTTTGTAATTTTTACCTTTGTTGATTACCATAAACACAACTGATTTAGGATTGATTGATTTAACGGTTCCCATAGCACCATTGTGTGGACAGGTTGGATTAACATCTTTTACGACATCCCCAACCCCATATGTGTAATTGTGAACTGATTCGAATTGTGATAAATTAGATAGTATTTCTGCTTTTTTGGCGGGTGGTGAGTTTTTGTATGTACGTTTGATATAATCGTAATTTTTATCTATCTCTTTTTTAGCATCCTCTGGTTTATTACCACGCTTCACCATAAGATTTAAAATCTTTTTCTTTTCGGCGGAACTTTCCGTAAGATTCATCAATTTTTTATATAATGATTTGTTTTTCATTATTTATTTCTATTCAAAGCATCTAAAATATCAGAAACTCTAAAATTATCCTTATCGATATAATATTTATCCTCACGATTCTTCATAATTTTTTTGATAATATTTTTCTCACCTGCTTTAATATTGTATGGTTTTCTTTTTTGTAATGATGTCTCTCGTTCTGAACCACCACCTGAATAGTAAGGGGTTTGATGTGCAAATTTTGGTTTTACTACGAAAGTAACAATTTTTGATGAATCTGTTACCAAAGTTATCTCCTCACCTTTATTATCTTTTTCTTTATATGCAAAGCCTGTATCTGTTTTTTGTTCTTTTAGTAATTCTTTTAATTTAATCATATTATTATCCGTAATACTTTAAAATTAATTGTTTCATCTTTGGTAATTGTAAAGCTCTGAATTTTTTCTGTAATCTTGGATTTTTATCATAGGCTTTATCAATGGTTACTATTAGGTTAGCGGTCTGTAAATCAATACCCTTTTCGTGTTGTTTATTTTTAAGAACCTTTTTAGCCACATCAACACCACTAACTTCATTTATGGATTCGTTAAACCTTTTGTTTTTCATCATCTTCTTCATTTCGATGGCTTTATCATAGATGTATTCTATCTCAGGTAAAACCATATCATCATTTTGACTTCTAATACCTTTACTTAAATCTTTTAAACCTACCGATATACCATATGCAATTTTTTTGAGTTGTGAATAACCTGATGATGTGATATCCTCATTCTTTTTCTTACCCTTTTCTTTGTATCCACTTGCGAAAGCAGCTTTTCTCTGTGCATCGGAAGCGAATCCCTCCACAGGATTTGTAATATAGTCACGAGACTTACCAACATAATCTTTAGCCAATGTAATCTTATCAGTCCACCAACTTGGTAATGAATCCTCATTGGATAAACCACTCAATGCATTAAGGGTGTCCATAGCATCTTTTATAATAAGTTTGAGTTTTCTCTCAGCTGATGCTACGTCTGTGTGTCCGTCTTCTTTAAGGTTTTCAACAACACTCATTTTTCCATTAGATTTAACTCTGATAAGATTCATCTTACCATATTTCTTACCCATTTTCTTCATCTGTTTCTTAACTTTATTTAAGTTATTATCCTTGAAGTAAACTTGGTCATAGTCTTGTTTTCTATCATCGTACTTATCAACTATAGCAAACACATCTTCATTCATGTTTTCACTTCTTACCTTGTTAGGTAGACCTTTATGTTTTGTAGAAGCCATTTTTTTAGTTGACTTCTTTTTCATTGATTTAGCCGCGTCCTTTACTGCCTGACTGACCTGACTCGCTGGAACCTCACCCTTTTTATAAGCGTGAACCAATCCCATAAATCTTTGTTGTGCTTTACTTACTGATGGCACTATTCTTCTTCTTGTTTATCAGCTATCTTGATACTATCTTTTCTGTTTATGATTTCCATAATATGAAGTTTTAGAAAGCTTGTATCCCTCTCAAAATCATCATTAATCATACCACCGATACGACCTAACTGATAGGATACTATATTAATAATCTCCACACCCATGTCGATTGGGTCATGGTCTAACTCCTCACCCCTAACAACCTGTTTTTCCATCTCGAACAGATGGTCGAGTTGTTTTGCTGAACTAATAATTAAATCTTGTGCATCTGTATTATCCACATCCTTTACTAATCGTTTGTAAAGGATTACAGCTGACTGACAAATATCAAAGTGCTCTGTCTGATAATCTAAAATCTTTATGTTTTCACCACCACCAAAGTGTTCTGGTTCATCTTGTTCCAATCTTAGGGTTGGTAATGCTTCACCAAACTTACGACCAGTCCAATAATTTTCATTCATTATATTTTTTAACTTAATCATTTTAGTTTCTTTCTTAGTTTAATCATCTCTCTCATAAACTTTGTAACCGTATCCTTGTAAACTTTTTTGATATCTTTAGCTAATTTTACATTCTCAGGTCGTGCATCTCTTAAAAAAATCTGTTCTAACTTAAGCATTCTCTCACGAAGAGTAGCCTCAGCTTTTACAATTCTTTGAACTTCTTTATCAGCTGGTCTTTGTTCGTCTGGCCCCTCTTCTACCTTATCCATAATTGTTTTTAAGGTTGGTAAAGGCTCTCCAAACTTCCTATCCCAAACATATGCTTCTGATAATATTTTTTTAAGTTTAATCATCGGTGTTTTTTCTTTTGAAGTCAGCAAATTTTACTTTTAATTCTATCAAGTTTCTTTTGTACAAACGTTGAAGTTCTGTGACCTCTTTCTTATAATCACCATCCTTATCACGAGCTAAATCTTTGATTAGTGTTTTAAAATTTCTTTCTACCTTATCTATAGCTTTTTCTATAATATCAAAATAGTTTTTGTAACCAGCAAAACCCATCGGTATCTTATCTTCTTCGAGTCGCCAATCTCTCCATTTTCTCCACATTTTTATAGAATCTTTCATCTAACCTCTCATTATATCGTTAATGATTGACTCAACTTTACAATACTCATCACAACTTCTATCTTGAGTTTTATCAACTGATTCGTTTACGGGATACATAAAAGCACCGTGTGTTGACGGATTGGATACAAAGTCAAATGCAATTAGTTCAAAATCTGGTTGTACCTCCTGCGCCTCAGCACCATTTTCATTAACCGTTTCAACCGAACCCATACCTCTTGAGGATATACCTAATTTAATACCAGATTTAAATAATTCTTTTAAAATGTTACCACTTGGTGTGCCTAATACCTCTACCTCACCCATTAGGTTGTCACCTTCAAAATGCATCTTCTTTACATTATGGGAGACGTTTTGTAGATTTACTACTGAAGATTCTGGATGGTCTAATTCACCCATAGCTCTACGTTCGTTTATAAATTCATCGGTATATTTTTTTGCTTCTCTCATCAAAATATCTTTTGGGTATACTCTTCCGTTCTGATTTTTAGATTCAGCCCTTTGTAACACACCCTTGACTACTAACTTTCCATTATTTTCTTTTATGGATTCGTTAATTTGGTCTGGTTCTATTTCAAATGGTAGATAATCTACTATTAGTTGCTTATTCACACCTAACTCCTTTAGTATAGTTGTCCAACTTTATTGGCTAATTTAACCAATCTCTCACTAATTTTTTTCATGGCAACGTGGGTTCTTTTCCAATAGGTTTTAGAATCTACGTTTAATTCATTTTTAAGTCTTACATTTATCTTCACAAGTTTATCGAGTTCATTTAATTTATCACGAACCTCTCTCATGGATAAACCAATTTTTTGTTTTGCTGTCATAGTGTCATCATTACGATAATTGTGATATTGTCCTTCATTCACATTCTCTAATCTTTTATCAATTTGTTTGGCAGCACTTGACTGAACTCTTGTAACATCAAATATATCTTTTTGTCCACCCTTTAATGATTTTGCAACTCTCATTTTTGCTTCACCTTTTGAAGTTGCATCAACTATTATAGTCGCCATCTGGTCTACACCACCTGGTTTTAGTTTAAATTTGACTGCAAATCTAGCTTCCTTAACCTTCATATACCCACCAGCGGTTGTGATAGCTTTTTCTTTATCTTTATCTTTTTTTGATTTTGGTTTTGTTTGAAAAGCATAAGGGGTTTTCGGTGGGCCCTCTCCACCATCGAGATTACCTGTCATTGATGCCTCTTCAATTTCCTTACGAATGAGGCGTCTTATAATCTCTTTAATTTTTTCCGCTGTGGACATTTTTTATCTCCTTGACTAACTCATAATATCTCATCAAATTTAAAACTTGCTTTTCTTGTATTACTCTACCCTTAGTTAAATTGACTATCTGTTTTATGGCCTCGTACAATTTAATTTTTGTAACCTTATCTTTTACTTTTGGTAGATGATATTGTAATTCTTTTTTTACTGAATTTACTTGCTCGTTTACGAACTCTCTCATTTGATTTGTATTACTGATATTATTTATATAATTTTTTAATAGCCCTTTTTGTGACTCATCTAAAGATTTATATTTTTTATTGAATTTATCAACCAAAATTTTATATGTTAATAACCTCAAATCCTTATCATTTTTACTATATTCTTTTATGATTTGGTTTTGTTTATCGTCTTTGCTCATATTTTTATTAGTTATATGCTCTAATACAGTAAACTTTGAGTTTATGACCTGTTCAGCGTTATATTCTTCTTGTGATGACTCACTCTGAAAAACATTATATATTGAAGCTAATACTTTATAGTTTGATATCCTACCATTGAAAAAATCTTTTGTATCAAAAGTTTCATTGATTTTCTTGATAAGATTATACTTTTCATTTTTAATTTTAGCATTAGAGATTCTTTTTCTATTATTAACCACTATCTCTAACAAATGATTTGCTTTACTCTCAGATTTATAATTTTTTTCTGTTAGAAGCTTGTATAATTCTAGCTCTCTACCTAAACAAGTGTTTTGGTTGAATGCTTCTTTTACTATCGATACTGCCTTAGAATCTTTTCCATTCAAAACATCGACTGTGATTTGTCTAGTAAGTAATTCGTAAAGAATGCCAGTATTTTTTATTTTAGAATGCTTTAATTTTTTACCCATTGTAAAAAGCTCCATTTTTGTATATATATGGTTAATTATAAATATAAAGTAAAGTGATTTTATTCATTTGTTAGTGAATCAACTTCGTCAATATATTCATTTTCTAATTCGTTTGTCTCATTTAAAATTTTAGTCTCATTATCTAGCTTCATAGATTTTTTAAGTTTATCGAAGTGTGCTAATGCTAAAGTCCTATTTGATTTTGTGGCGTTTTTCCTATCCACATTTCCTAAAGGGTCACGACCTCTGGCGCTACCATCTTTACCATACTTTGGTGTCTCTTTTGGTCTTCCCGCGCCTTCAAAACCACCCTCAGGTGCTCCACCTTTATCATCTAACTCATGTCCTGTTCTTCCCATAGCCATATCGGATGGAGTCCCTTGTGTTTCACCACTTTTTGCTGGGTCATTACCCTCAGATTCTATCTGAGAACGTCTAAATTTATTTTTATAATCATCAATAATACCTGTATCCTCACTTTTTATTTCTTCATCGGTAAAATTAAATATATTTTTGTATATCCATTCCGATGATAATAAACCATCCTGTAACATTGATGATGCTAATCTTGTCTTGGAATCCCACAACTCTATCTTTTCTTGTTCGTAAATTGTAGATGGACTTGTTAGTTTTAAATCAAAGTCAATTAAATCACTATCTTGATATCCTTGTGCATATAAATGTACAATAGCTATCTTAGTCAATTCACTTACAGATATTCTTTGTATTCTTTCGATTGTTCTGGCAAATCTTACATCTTCAGCTGCTAAAGTAGCTTTCGAACCAACATTCTCTTCAAATCCCAAGAATGCTTTTGGTATTCTCAAGGAAGATAGTAATTTATTTTTAAGATATTCAATGTCTTCAGTAGCTTCATAGGTTAAACCAGGTAATGAATCTATACTCGTACCACTATCACCTCCTCGTACGGGTAAGAAAAAGTCCTCAGTTATATTCTGCATATTATATCTTAAGTTGTAATCACCTGTCGTCTCATCGATGATAGGTGCTTTTTTCATTTTATTTATAACCTGTTGCATATAGTTGTCAACTTCTGCTGGTGGTATGTTACCGATGTCTAACTTAAACACTCTTTTTTCTGGTGCTCTCATGATACGATGAATCAACATGGCATCTTCCATAAGTGTTAGCTGTTTATAAATTTTTCGACCACCCTCAATTTGTGATTTACCATAGGGTAAATAATTTGAATCGGACAATAGTCTAAAGTGAGCAACCTGAAAGTTTTCTAATTCTTCTTTTGATGCTGAATTTTGTTTTCTATATCGAGATGGTTGGCTATCTGATTCTATTACAAACTTGACGAACTCAGGATTCTCCGGGTCTAAACCCTCTAATCTTGTAACGTCATATACAGGTAGAGGTACTACATTTGTTATACCATATTTTTCATCAATATCTAACTTCAAAAAGAAATCCCCATACTTACACATATTTCTAATCCAAGGCCATAGGTTAAATTCTATATTCAATATATCATAAAAAAGATTATGAAGTATTTTTTTAATTTGGTCATTACTTGAATTTATCGTTAAAACTTCACCATATTCTGATTTCATGGTTGACTCATCAGAATAGATATCTAAGGCTGATGATATTATTGCATCAGCATCCATAGCCTCATAATCTTGAAATAAATTCAATCTCATTGATTTTGTGGTAAGACTATCGGAATATCCGCTTAAACCTGCACCAGCATATATTTTTTGATATCTATCTACTAAATTACTACGAGAATATGCTTGTGTTCTACTTGTATCAGCCACTCTTAGTTGTTTACCACCAACGTTTCTTACAATTACATTTGTAGAAAATAATCTTTGTAGTCTTGCAAATAAACTTGTATCTGCCATTTTTTACCTCACTTAATTAACCACTCTAATGATTCTTCTTGTTTGTTGACTTTCATAGTCCAAGAATCATTCTTTTGGATTTCGTTTGTATAAATCCCTTTATGAGAATTTATATTTGTTATTGCTGTTTTTTGTAATTCTATACCCTCTGCTCTCAATCTTAGGGCTGTCTCTCTTATCCAAAGTCCCATCGAGAAAGACATGACTAAGTCATCATTATATCCTCTCATAGCCTCGGCTCTACTTCCGTTATATATAAATACAAACAACTCATCAATTAATCGCTGAGAGCGAACTATTACGGATTTTTCCCTAAAAAACTCCTCTAATTTAGCTATCACTAAGGGTCTTGTCTTTGATGTTAGAGTAAATCCAGGCACTAAGCCCTTTTCTGTTCTGTTAATCTTATTATTTACTTGTCTATGAACATCAACAACTTGTAAATCCTTACTCATATAGAATAGATTTTCATATCCTCTATCAATCACTTGTTGGATTGTTGCCCAACCAATGTTGTTATTCTCAATAACAAGTAATGCGTTATTATATTCAGTCGCCATATTAACTAAAAGGTTACCATAATCTCTAGTAGATATTCTACCTTTATATTCAGCTACTTGTTCTAAACTTTCTACATCTAAAACGTGAAAAGCCGAATAGTCTGTTGAATCTCCTCTACTAACATCTGCACAAACTATATAATCTTTTGTGTAGTTTGGTGGTTCCCATATCCAAACATTAGAATCTACACCTCTTTTTTCAATCGGTTCTTGTAGATGTTTCTGTCTGTATTCCTCTAAGATAAGTCCATCAACCACGGATTGACCAGATGTAATAAAATCACAATCACATTCTTGTGCAGCCATCGATGGCCCTAATAGTTTATCCTGCTCTTTTCTCCAATCCTCACCTCTATCAGGATGAACCGTCCAATGTAACTTGGTAAAATTAAAATCGTTTAATCCATCCATCGAGTCCATCCAAGTTCTATGGAACCAATTACCTACACCATTAGGAGTTGATAAAGCTATACATTGTCCACCAGTTGATAAGGTTTGTGATGCCGCTGCCCATATCCCATCAATCTTCTCAATAAACGCTGCCTCATCAAGTATTAATAAAGATAGAGCCTCTGAACGACCACTATCCTCACCACTTGATACCGCTTTTATTTGTGAACCGTTATTATATCTTAAACTAAGTTTATTGTCTTCAACACAAGTTTGTTTCAACCAACTTGGTAAATTAGCATGCATCACCCTTACTTTTGTTACCAAGTTTTTAGCAACTTCTTGTTTTGTTGCAATTACTAAAATGTTTTTATCTTGATGAAATGTCATCATCCATAAACTATAACCAGCCGTTAAAGTTGATATACCTAATTGTCTAGCTTTTAAAATTATGTTCAATCTATTTGTGACTAAATCACTAACCGTTTTTTCTTGAAAATCATATAAGTGAAAAGGTATCTTACCTTTTATCGGATGTTGTATCACACAATACTTTTTTAAAAAATAGACCGGGTCAGCAGCACACTTAACGTACTCCTGCTTTATCACATCTTTTAATTGACCCTTTTTATTTCTTTCCATTATTGTTTGTTGAATATTTTAATCCAACCCTTTCCATTATATCATTCAAGGTATACTGACCTGTTACTTGACAGAGGTCTAACTCTGAAAAAATATCAGATTTTAAGACTTCCTCAATTAATTTTTCAAAATCTTCCTCAATTTCATATCCACTACCAGTTTCATCCGCATAATCACCTGCAATATCTCTTAAGTCCTCAATCAGTTCTAATAATTTAAGGATTTTTTTTCCACTTATCACGTAAGATTTATCGTGTTCTAACATTTATGTCAGCTCTTCCTCCATCTTGTTAAGGTATTCTATTGCTTCATCTGCTTTTTTATTTAATTCTTTACTATCACTTAACCACTTTTCTTTAGCCAGTTGTTGTCCGTCTGGATTTATCTGATTATAGACCGATGGTGCTTTCTGATTTCTCCATACCTCAATGGATTCTTTTTGCTCTTTAATCCACGCTATCTTATTTTCTTTTTCTTTACTTTTTATCCATTCTTCGTAAGTCCCATCCACCCTCATTTTATGTTCTTCTTTTATCTGACAGTCAAAACAATGATTATATAAAAGCCACATTTTATTGTCTAACCTTTTTTTCATAACTTTTTTACAACTCGGACAGAACCAAGGCATTCTAGCCTCTTTCATAATTTCAGATAATCTATCTATCTGGTCTCCGCTCGTTTCAGTTTTGTTTTCAAAACCGACCATAATCCTTTTTTCAGGTGCTTCATCTCTTAAGATAGCACGCAAAGCATCATTTTGTCTTACTTCTTCTTTACTTCTTGCCATTTGTAACCTCTAAAAATTTAATAATCCTAATATTTGATTTACGGGTGCAAATGCGCCTGTAAATTTATAAGTCTTTCCCTTATATTTAAATACAATCCCCTCTGTGGGTACGATTGATGAGAGTCCACCAATCTTTTCTAATTTACTTAGTTGATGTTTTAAGGTCTCTATTTTTTTAATATCCCCACCACTTCTTACAGTCTTGATTGCATTTATTACATCTTTTCTAATTTTTTGGACAGCTTTTTTTGGTGAAGCAACCAAATATCCACTAATATTCTTTAGTATCTCTGCTCCTACGTCAAAAAACAAAACCTCAAATGGTTTCATATTATCTTTAATATATTTTTTATGGTCGGTCTTATCAAATGATAAAGCCCATTCTAAAAACTTTTCATTATCTATGTCTTTTCTCATTTGTTGAATCGAATATGATTTATCCAAGAAAGCCCATCTTTTTGTTAAGTTTACCAAAATACGGTTTGGTATCTTATAACGATATTGTTTAGATGCATTAAATATGAACTCTTCCCAAAATTTTTGATGATATAGTGATAGGGTATCATTATCTTTTAAAGCATATTGTCTTTTAAGTTTATCTAATCTTGCCAAATATGTTTTTTTCTTCGTACCGAAATTTTGTGATTTTGGAACATTTAAAAATAAGGGTTTTCCTATTTTAAATTGTTTTTGTATATTTTGATTTACCTGTTTTATCATACCAGCTAACGTACGAGCTGAATCTTTTGGTTGACCTATAGCTCTACCACTTTCATCATACTCTAAAGTTCCATGAAAGATAATCTCTGATTTATCATAGTCTATCACATTAGCCGAAGCAGGATATATAACCTCTAAGTTCATCCACTTTTTACCATTTCCGAAAACTTTATCTTTTTGTTTATCAGTTAATTTACCAACTGCTCTACTTAAATCTTTCATCGCAAAAACAAAAGCATTTTTAATATCACCCCTACCTGCAAACTTTGCTGCTACTCCAGCGGTATCCATAGCGGTTGAACCATAATTCTTTAACTGACCTTTGTTTCTTGCAGTAACCAATTTACCATTAACCCACGAAATCATTAAGTTTTGTCCATCTAATTTTTCCGTAACGTTATCCTCTCTATTTAGTTCACCACCGAGTCCATTAATAATTATCTGCTTTAAATCTGAAAACTTAAGATTTTTATCATCAAAAGGATGATTCATGTGTCCATATGCACCACCCTCTATTATTAATTTAACTTCCTCTTTTAAATCTAATTTGTCTAACTCTGTATTTGCTACATTATCTTTACCAACACCACCAACAACAGGCGTTTCTACTTCCACGCCAGTTACAGATTTACCATCAGCGGTTATTCCCATCCATTTGATTAATTCATAACCTATATTTCTTAGAACTACATCGTTAATATAAGATTTGTAAGACTCAATCGGATTATTAACACCAAACCTTGAACCATAATCACCAGATTGTTCATGTCCGTAGGCTACTGCTGGAACCGTACTATAACTTAATGTATAATCATAATCAGGATTAATCGCGTGCTTTGAAAGTATATAATTAATTACCTCCCAACCTTGTCCTGCGTACATATCGTCCAACCATTTTTTAGAGAACTTCTTGTAATCATCAAATCCCTTATGAAATGTTGGTGGCCCATCATCTGTTGGTGATAATACGGTATTGCTTACCTCGGATAATAACTCGGATAATTTATTTCTTATTAAAAAGGTATCTATGCTTTCGAATAATTTTTTAAATTTATTAGTCATCATATTAAAGATACCCTTATCATAATAACCAAAAGCTTGTTTGAATAATTTTTCTCTATCTTTTTCATAATCTGGTGAACCGAGTAATTGTCTCATTACCGTACCACTCACCTCTTTACCAGCTACCTTAACTGATTGATGTGGCGCTGTAAGAACATACCCGTTCTCTTCATAACCACTCATGTTGTTTTTATTTTTATTATAATCTTGAAAATACTTTCCACCCTTTAATCTACCTGCATCCTTTGAACCAAAAATATAAACAACAGCGGTCGTATCTTTATCGTATTTTTTCAAAACATTTTTAGCAACATAAGGTGATTTTTCTTGAACTATACGATTCTTAGGTATACCCATTTTAACCATATGACGAATCTTTTCCTTAAAATCCATTGGGTGTCTTGGTGGTTGTTTTATATTTGATGTAGTGATGTAAACGTCATCAACTCTTTTCTTTAGCCACTCATAAGTTTTTTTGTGGTGAGGGCCAAATGGTTGAAATCTACCACCATAGATACCTACAACCTTTTTTATTTCTTTTTGTTCTTTGATTTTTTTATAACCACTACCATAAGGAACTGAAGTATTACCCTTTTTCTTCATCTTCTTAACAAGTTTTCTACTCGGTGATGGGACTGTTCCGTCAAAACTAAAGGTCTCTGTTTTTCCTGTATCCGTTTTTAGAAAAGGCCCTCTTCTAAGTGTTCGAAACCTAACAGGTACCTCTTGTCCAAATAATTTTTTAGGTGCTAAAATTCTGAGTGTAACTAATTCTTTAGGATTATCTACTTTAATAACTTCAAACTCTATCTCTTTATACCTTTTACCCTGATGTTTAAGATTCTTACCAGTAATGAATTTTTCTATCTTGTTACCTCTAACCGCAAAAGCCTCTTTCATAATCTTTTGTTTTTTAATCCAATTTTTTCCACGGAAATTCTTCACTGGTTTTCTAATAAATTTACCAACACCTTTTTTAACGAGTATCTCAAATCTTTTTTGTGCGGCTTCCTCATCTAAAGTTTTTGAATTATCAACTAACAAGAAATTTGATGCACCAAATATACCTTGATATGCACCCTTATTAGCTTGAACCTCATTCCAAGAATCTTCAACTATCTTTGGTTTTAATTTTCTCTTTCTTGCCATGTTTCTTTTCTGTGCAACCTCTAACTTGGTATGAACAAAAACCATGTAACAATCATATCCAATTTTTTCTAATTCTTCTTTTTGTTTTTTTATCTTACTAAATTTATCACCAGTACCATCAATAATCATTCCCAATCTACCATTCTTATAAAGTTCTTTACGAGCCTTTGTCAATTCTTTAGCACGTGTTCTTAATCCACTATAGTCCTCATAATCAGGGTCTGTTAGTTGTCTGAAAATCTCATCTGGCATAGCATCCAAATCAGTTCCAAATCCATACTTGTCTAACATACGTTCTAATTCAGTATCAGAGTTTACAACCTTTAATCCATATGCTGAAAGTGTTATTGTTTTTGGTATACCAAATAAACCTCTTGTTACATATGTTTTACCACTACCAGGCCCACCTGCTAAGAATACTGCTTTAAGAATACCAGGGTCATTGACACCCTCATTGACATTTTCTTTTTTTAAGACCCTAAATGTTGTAATCTTTTTACCATTGATAGTCGGCATTCCATGTTCATCTTTGTCGATTGACTTAACTATAACCTTTTTATTTTTAAATCTACCAGTAAGAATAGTATCACCAATTTTAACAGGTATGTTAATATCTTCGTTCTTCTTTTTGGTTTTCTTTTTCATCTGATTGATGTATTTACGATACACGGCGGCTTGTGACTTTTTACCCATCTCACGAGCACGTTGTTCCATAGCTACTGCAGCTTGTATCTTATGCGCGTGGGAACGACCACTCGACTTAATTTTACTTACCGATGCTTGTGCATCTTTTACGGTAGCAAACTTAAGACCCTTGATGGTTCCTTTTGGGTTTTCATCCGTGTATAAATCTGAATGAGATTTGGAGCCACGATGTTGTCCTTTTTTTCTTGGGACTCTTGGTGCCTCAGTTAGTATAGTCTCTACTAACCATCTTGTGAGTTTGTTCATCTTAGAATAATACGTGAATTGTTCCGCTGCCACTAACTTTAGATACGCCTATTTCAAATAGAGTTTTAACCGTAAAAGCTGAAGCGGCTACTGCCTCTCCGTTAGTCGGAGTTATCACAGAGCTACCAGCTGATTCGACGATGAATCCACTTGTGCCAGATAAAGAACCTGTAAATTCTAATTCCTCGGTTGCCGTTGTACGAACTCTGCTAAATTTAGCATTATCGACGTTGTTGGTTTTACTTCTTCCGCTTATACCACTTGTTTGGGTTTGGGTTGCCATTTACTTTCTCCTAAACTGAAAGAGCTCTCTTATACCATCCGTATATGAATCTCTCTTGTTCTGGTTTCTTGTTTACTAAATCATAATAATGTTTGAGACGATAACAACGAACCCTATCGGTGGAGGGTTTGTATTTAGCCAAAGCACCTTTTGTGCCTGGCCCGAATCCACCGTCAACTGTTAAATCACCACCTTTACCGTTGATAGCTCGTTGTAATATTTTTACCGCAGTACCCCTACCTTGATTCACACACATATCAAAAAAGATATGTTTTAGTTCATCAGGTAATTCGTCCACCTTATTTTTGTCCCAATAATCTTTTCTATAAATATCTTTAGCGCCATCCTCAGTAAGATTTTTTATATCGACATCAGGATAGAATCTTTTTGCTATTCCGTAATTAGTCTCACCACCTAAATCCGTTGGGTCGTGTACATATCCACCCTCATGGTCAAGGGTAATCTGAATAATCTCATCGAATGTTGTTAGAACTTTGTCTGTTTTCATAGGTTTGCTCCCTAATAACTTTATTATAAAATTAAAAATGTTGTATATATTCATTAATAAATATCTTTTTAGTTTTTTTTCACATATTAAGCTGTTGGTTGATGAGTTACTTTTGCGGTGTGCATTGTACTAGAGGCAACTACCGTGCTACCACCAGAATCCTTAACAACGGCTGTTATTGTTATATCCTTTTCTTGTACAGCAAATGCATTGTTATTGTTTCCATCGTGTGTTGCTTTGAGTCTTACATTAAATCCATTACTTCCTGCACTCAAACCAGTGAATGTTATTGTCCGTGCACTACTTGTGGTTATACCACCTGATTCAGTAGCACTTGTGCCAGCTGTGCTTCCATCACTAGTATCGAATGGTGACGTGGATGCACCACTCTTATTAGCCGCCATAGTGACAGAAATATCAGTCAGATTTTCATTCGTGGCGGTAGCGGTTATCTCTACCGAGTCATTTGAGACCGCGTTACCGACGACTATCCTAAATAAGTCTGAAAATTTATTAAGAGCTGAAAAACCAGAGAATGAAGTACCAACAAATTTCATTGTTGTATCAGCTGTTGCTGAATCATCGACAGATAGTGTTCTCACCACAGCTGCAGTCGTAATATTTGATGTGCTTGATTGTGTGCCTGTTTTATCATTGTTTTTTGGTGTAACAAAAATAGCGTGTGATTTATTTCCATCTAAACTACTAAACGTAATATCCTGTGTATGACTCGATGCTTGTGAACTTACCGTATGATTAGCGGTTGTTGTACTACCACCACTTGGCGTGATACTCGTTGTAAAAGTTCTTGTCACCTCTGTATTCGCTGAAACCCTTATCAATATACTATCATCCGTAAATGAGCTTGATGCGATGGTCGGTTGGTTAGGAGTTCTACTTCTAAAACTTGACACCACACCAGAATCATTAACTACAAATACGTTACTAGCATTACTATAGTGTTGACGTGTATTATCATTTAATGGGTCTCCGTCAAAAGCAGTTGCGAGTGTTGCACTTGTAAATAATGTTCTACTATCGGCGATAGTGCCAATCAGATGAACCGTCTCTGTCGTATTTGTTCCCTCTGGTGTCGTATCCGCCGCATCCAATAATGTTGGATATCCGATTTCAGCTCCAAGTAGTGTTTGTGTATTTATTGTATCAGTCGCTTGTGGGAATAATTGAAAAGCGTTTGTGAACGCTGTGGCTTGTATCGTTCCACCTGAATCCTTACCTATAAGTTTTATTTTAAATCCATCTTCGCCGGTGGCTTGAGCTGGCGAACCAATACTAAAATCAGTCTCAGGATTTATATTTGTTGTATTTGTGCTCGTTAAAGTTTGTGCAGCTCCGAATGATACACCGTTTTCAAAGATTGCGGTTGAACCTATTTTTGTGTCCAAATCATCCGTATCATATAACTCACCATCAATTCTAGTAGCTGTGAAACCTTGAACTGTATATTGAACACCAAGCTGTTGATTGAAACCCCTATCGGAACCCTCTTGTAATCCAGTAGGTGTAACCTCTTCGGAAAAATTTACGGTTATAGCCTGTGTAGAAACAGAAGTTTGATTTGAATTACCCGCTATATCTAATTTTACCGTCGCACTACCAACTTGAGTTCCACCACCAAACGTCGTTGTTGCGGCGGAGTGAGATGTCGCATTATCATTTTCAAACGTGTGGCCTGACAAACCATCGGTCGAATATTGTCTACTCGTCACATTATCGGTAGCAGTTCCTGGTGTGTTAAAAGAACAACTTATAGGGGATGTCAGATTTTGTTTCGTATTATTTGTAGTTGAGAATATTGTCGTTATATCAGGATTGATTGTATTCCTATTACTTCTTATTTCTGGAAAATAATTAAAAGTGCTCGTATTCGCACTATCACCATCCACATCTGCAACAACCCTACCTTGTAAGGTTTGTGTCGTTGTTTGGTCAGCTGGTGTGATGCTCTCACTAAAACTACGTTGTGTAAATCTTGAATCAGGATTTGTTGTCTCCTCTGCTGACTTACCAGCTATGAACGATGTTGTACTATCCGAGGTCACTAGACCTGTTGTTACACCATTCTCAAATCCGCTATGATTACCTGAGAGTGTTATAGCATTTGTCCCGTTTGTATCAGATATACTATCAATACTGATTGCATCAGCTAACTCAACGTCTATGTTTTTTTCCGCAGTAGCGGTCTGACTTGTCCTACCAAAAAGAGTGAGTCTGATTGTCTTGTTTTGTTCAACATCATCAAAACGAACGGTCGGATGTGATTGGTCGGTTAAATCTATTATGGATACACTATCATCAGAAGTACCATCCGTATCACCAGCACTAGCATTACCAGATTGGACAGTCATGTTACCATCACCTTGGTTTGACCATTGATAACCAACGATGTTATCGGTAACATCATTAGCTACATCTAACGTAACATTTTGATTCACCTCAACCGCCGATGCACCGAATGATAAATCGTTTGAATCAAACTGTTGGGATATGAGTGGATAAATATTGAATGCGTTTGACGTTGCTGAATCACTACCATCGAAAGCTGTAACCTTAACCGATAGTGTTGAATCAGTCCTTGCTGGAGCGGTAAAAGTTTTATTGTAGTTAGTTATTGAAACCCTTGAATCTGTGGTATCATCATTACTTAATAAAACACTATTGTCTGATGCTTGTATTAAATCAACATCAATACCACTACTAAAACCTTGATGTTGTCCTAAAGCAGTAATCGTTGATGCCTCGTTTAGACTGTTCGGATTATTCACCGTGACTGCTTTTGCATAATCTATCCTATGTGTTACTTGTGCTGCGGTGGATGAGTTTCTTGCCTGTGATGGTGTTCCATCCACCCTACAATCTATGGTGAACACACCAGCACCCGTATAATTCACGCTTGGTGACCTATCACTTGAATTTGTTATGTTTGATGGGGCACTACCATCGCCAGAAGATTTAGCAAATGTCCAATTTATATCGTTGAACGCGTTATCATTTGTAATTGATATTTGATGTTCTATAGCTGTTGTTGCGGAGTCATTAGCAGTGGTCGTATCACTTGGGTCTGTAATAGTTATTGTACCTATAGCATCATGGTGACTAAAGGTGGCATCGTCGTTTACAACATTAAAGGTGTTTAGTTCGACCTGTGGTCTGTAAGTATCATCTGTTAAACTTAAATTTGAAAAGGTAACGGTGCCTGCACCACTTCTCGTTGTTGATGCATCTGAGTTACCACTTGAGTCAATTATTCTTACCGTATATGTTCCGCTTGTTCCATTAGTTGTAAAAGTTACATCTAAATCTTCACCGTCTACCGTATTCGTATCACTACCATCTGTAGCAAACGTGATACCAGTTATAATAGAACTTGGAAAATTAGCATCATAAAACTCTGATAATGCATGGGGTGCTACTCTTAATGCTACCCTATCCGCTGCTTGCCCTCCCGTGCCATTACCATCCACGTCACCCACAACCGATGCACTTGCAAATCTTTGGGATTCTGCTTGTAGTGAAAGATTGGATAAGCTGGCTGAACTATTATTATTTGCTATTGCTGATAATGATATTTGTCCTGAGGATGGCAATGCCATTATAGTTCCTCAAGTTTTTTCTTTAGTTCATCAATCTGTTTTTGTTGTTCTTTGATTGACTCAATCAGTAAAGGTACAATTTTCTCGTATTTCACACCCTTAAAACCATTACTGTTTGTACGAACTAACTCGGGCATAACTTTCTCAACTTCTTGTGCGATAACACCAAAATCATGACCTTGGTATATATCTTGTTTATTATTCCAATCAAATTCATAACCGCTTATTTGTTTTACTTTTTCTATTGGTTTTAATATGACGCTAACATTGTCTTTCAATTTTTTATCTGAAGATTGAAATGCTACAACATCACCACTTGAGTTTATTAGTGAACCTGATATCGTACTTGATAATATTGGGCCGAAAAGAGAACCACTTATTGTACCATTTACATGAAGAGCTGTATCTGGCAATCTTTTATTTATACCGACTCTTCCCTTATAACTATTATACGTACCTCCGTCTATATCATTTGGGTAAGCTACAAAAACAAAATCACTATCTGTAGTTGAATCTACACCAGAACCACCAGTTCCAATAACATCACCGACAACAAGTTGTCCTCCATGAAATACACCAGAATATCCACCGTTCTCTTGTAAGACTTCTCCGTAGATTGATATAGCACCCGCTCCAACATTTGATAAACCATATAAGGCAACTTGTCTACTTGTGCCTGAGTTCGTTGCCCTTGACGCATAACCTAAAACACCGAGATTAAAATCCAAAGTTGAAAAATCACCATCTCTATTAGAGTTTGGGAAATATGCAGCTGCATCAAGATGTTTGTTAAAATTATTTCCGAGACTTGTGGGATTTAATATTGACTTACCATTTCCATCACTTGGTAAACCACTACCATCTTTTCTAAAACATCTTAATCTACCAGGAACAATTCTGACATTATTGAGAACCTCGGTGTTAATCACTAAATCAGAGGCTGCCAAACTACCACTTGGTACGTGAATACGAGCTCGTTCACCTGTAGTTGTTGTAGTCCCACTTGGTATTACTGCACTACCATCAAAAGATATTCTTAGTGCCTCTTGACCTGCAGTACCTAAGGTACTTCCATCCACATCCCTAAAAATTACAACCTGATTAGCACTATCCAGACTCATGCCAGAGGATGATATTTCATTTGCACTAACATCGAAACCACCAATTTTACCACCATCAAATAACACATTTGAACCTGTTATTTGTCCACTAGCTCCTTTTAGTTTTAATGTACCTGAAGTTGAATCTAAATCACTATCAATATTGAATCCACCAATCGTTCCGCTTGTTGCGGTAATCTTACCCTGCATAATGGTATCACCATCAGGTTGTAAATGAAACCTTGAAGAACTTATCTCAATATTTCTATTACTACCACTCACAAAAGTTGAATTCAAATCCCCTAATAAAAATCTTGGCGCTTCCAACTTAATATTCGAACCTGATAAAAATGCGGTCTCGGTCATCAGTCCAAAACCCTCGAAACCACTTGGGATATTTCTCGTTCCAGCCACACCGCTCAAATCACCCAATCTGGTTTTTAATTCTACGTCATAAATCCCGCTACCTGTCCTCTCGACAATATCCATAAATGGTGTGGATATATCATTTGGATTAGCGTTTAATCTCATGAAACCAGTATTCAATCTACCTGTTGATACGATTACCTGTGAACCACTATATGATTGAGCTGCGCCAGGTGTGTCCCCTAACGAACCACTTATACCACTTACCCCACTACCAAAACCACGGGTCACAAATAAATTACCTGATGCGTCCACATCACTACTTGGGTCATTTCTTGATGCGCTGTTAATTAGGAGATATTCGGTTGAGAAGCCGGTGGGACTTACCTTTTTAATTATGGCTATTTCT